GCGGTCATACTGCCGTATCAGCTTTTCAAAATCCTTGTTCTCAACTATGACTTTCTGCAATCGCCTCGCCGCCAAGTCTATCATCGGGAAGTCCGACCAAATGGAATGCGGCTGACTTGCAAAGCTGTCAAGTCCGCTTGCATAGCTGTAACGAATAAGCTGATAAAATTTTGCCGCACGATCAATGTCCCGAAATTTCGGGAAAAGATTGCGTTTATGAAGCCCTGCTATCCAATCAAAATCCTCACGGGAATTGAGGACGTACCGCAGCTTGTATTTCAGCTTATTTGGCTTATCTCTGACACAGCGGTACAGATTAGAAAGATTGCTGTTAAAATCGTTATATACCTCAAAATCCATACCGGGCGGCTTATGGAACAGAACCCAGCCTGCGCCTCCGAAAACCTCTATATACCGCTCATAGTAGGGTGGAAACCTCGCAAGTACGGCGTCTCTGAGAGCCTTTTTTCCTCCTACCCATGACATAAAACTGTTCATGTTTTTCCTTTCTGCCGTTTATACCAACAGGAGAAAAGTCGCTTTGCAAGCACCAGATTTTTGATCTGCTGTTGGCAAAACGACCTTAATAAATATTAGATTTTACGCTGTTTTCAGCCCTTGATTATCGGGTCAACGTATGAAAAAATTATTCGCTTCTGTTCAAGGTAGCCGTCGGCTTTGTTTACCTCATTGCACAGCTCCTTGTACTGCCGCTCCGAAAGTACGGGTTTTGTCGCTCTCAGCATTGCAGGAATACTTCCAATACAGAACTTGAAGTCCACTTTAGCTTTGATTTTGTTTGTATGCATTAACCCATCTCCATTTCTAAATCTTCGTCCTGTTCCGAAACGCATTCTTCAAGATTGTTCACAATGTAATCCGACAGCCATGTGCTTCCGAAATCCTCCCTCGTCCGGAGCCGCCATATTGCAAGCTTACCTACATCAAGCTGAACATCTTCAAAGGGAAACAGCAGACAGGTAAGGCCTCCGTTTTTAAAGCTATATGCCTTTTCAAACCTATTGTCATTCTGCAATATTCCGCTTTCCGTCAGCATATCGTTTATGCCGTCGACCCATTCCTGCAGATCGCCGCCGCACCCTTGCAGGACAAGTCCCTCGCTGTCATTCATTTTTCTCAGATCGTGTAAAGAAATGCTTTTGATCTCCATTATTGCAAAACCTCCTTCCCGTAATATTTTTTCAGCAGATTTATGACGAAATGCTGACCCTTTCCCGTCACAAACGTCTGCTGATAGGTCTTGGTCATAGTCGGAGTTTCAAACACCGACTCCTTTACCGCAAAATATCCTCGGTCGATAAACGCCTGATAGGGGAGATTATTCGCCATAAGCACTCTCATACTCTTAAGCCAGCCGTAGAGCTTGTTTCTTCCGACAGGGATATTTTCGGCTCTTGCCAATTTTGCCATAGCGTTCATGTCGATGAGATTATCGGTATTTGCAACCTGATTCGCAAACTCCACTAACGGTTGGTCGTGACGTATCCGCTCGTTCAGCTTGTTGATAGCCATCATCTGCAAACGGAACAGATTGCGGTACGGCTCGTCGAGAAACGGAAGATAGTTTTCTATGAACATTTGCTCGTTGCTGACGTAGCCGCCTGTTTGATTGATCTGAGGCAGAATTTTATCAAAAATCCACGACTCAAATTCCGCAGCTCTCGGCAGCTTGCTGTGTGCAACAAGTCTGTAAACATCTCCCTCAGGAATAAAAATCATCTTAATAGTTTTACTTGGAGACTGCGGATGAGGTAGGTCGTGTTTCACGCCCCACCTGCAATGCCGCTTTATTGCGTCTTTTGTATTGCTGTAGCCCAATGCAGAAGCCACGTCCTTGCCGCAGAACATAATTCTGCCGTTATCATCCTTTAAAATTCTGAGAGAACCAAATTCCTCATTTTTGAAAATCTTGATCATATTATTCATTTAATTTATCTCCTCATCAAATTTCAATAAATTTCTCGCAATTTCTTCAACAACGGGTACGCTTACGGCATTTCCGGCTTGTTTGTAGAGCTGTGCGTCGGACATCCCCGTTGCCGCAACTTTTTCGAATTGCTCTGTTGTAAAACCCTGCAGCCGCCATGCCTCAATTGGCATAAGGCGTCTTATCCGTCCATGGTGGACAATCCCGTGTCGATCGGTTACCGTAAGCGTAAACATCGGTTCGTTGGGATTTTTTATTCGTCTGCCGTTTTGACGGGTAGTTTCCTTAAACGGATTGATAATTGCTCTCGGTCCGTCCTCAATCAGAACTCCCGATCTTTCTCCTTTATGAGTTCCGTTTGTTACCCCCAAGTCCATTCTTGTATGCAGACATCGGGCGTTTTCCGTAATCTGCGGATTTTCGTTCAGATCACAAAAAACAGCGGAGTGTTCACCTTTGTGATGACTTACTCCGCTGTTCTGCCTTGCGGTTATACATCTTGCATTTTCTGTGAGATTAGGTGGAGGATTGCTGTCAATAAAGTACAGACCTGTTTTTCCGCCCATACCGCCCGAACCGCTGCACTGCGTCACCGCAAGTCCATCGGGATCATAAACTCTCGTGCCTTGACTTCCGCCTATGATTTGTTCAGTTTTCCGGCAATTCTGGCTGTCGCTTTTTCCGAAAGCCAGTATTTTTCCGGAACAGTCGATTCCAAGACATCCTGCAATGTAAACTCTTTTTCTGACTTGGGGAAGGTAATCGGCGCTGTTATACACACGCCATTCCACGCAATACCCCAGTTGAGAAAGCGTTTCAATGATTTTTGCAAAAGTTTTTCCCGAGTCAATCCCCATGAGACCGGGTACGTTTTCAAAGCAAAAATACTTAGGTCTTTTCGCTTCAAGCAGTCGGGCAAGCTCAAAGAACAGATCTCCTCGCTCGTCGGCAAAGCCTTTTCTTGCTCCGCAGACCGAGAACGGCTGGCAGGGGAAACCTCCAATAAGGAGATCAAAGTCTGCAAGTTTTCCGACGTCAATATCTCTGATATTTTCATAAAATTGTTCACCTCCGGTATCGTACAGTGCTTTGTAGGCTTTCTGCGCAAATCTGTCAATCTCGCACCACCCCACAATTTCAAATCCTCCGACTCTTTCCAGAGCAGATCGGAAGCCTCCGATGCCTGAAAATGCGTCGAATACTCGTATCATTCAAAGCGCCCCTTTCTGATTTTGACAATAAAAAAACCGCTAAATGATCTCTCATTTAACGGCAGTTCTGCGATATTTAATTGTATTATTCGGAGTCAGCTCCTATATGACTTTCGATCACAGCCATTATTTCATTCAATCGGCTTTCTCCGATACCCTTGATCTTGGATATATCTTCACGCAGCTTGTCGAAGTCGACTTCTGTGGCGTGTACGTCGTCTTTTCCTGTCTGATATATATTCTGAATGAAATTGTCCATTGTTTCACGGTCCATAGCTTTAATTTTTTTGTATAAGGCTCGGTCAAGGAGCGGCTTATTCGGCATATTCATTTTCCTTTCGCTCTTTTATTCGTATAATGGGCATTTGCTTTACCTTCTTGCCGATTTTAACACTCTGCAAAGCGAATACCATATCGTTTGTGCGTTCAAAGTAACCCATATCATGTTTCCAGCTTATACCGCACTTACAATGCTGTAATCCGATAAACTGCTGTTTCATTTTTCTGCCGCAGTTCGGGCAGATCTTACTGTTTTTACTCATGAACGTATTCCTCTCAGAATTTTATCTTGTACATTATATCACATAAACCGCCGTATTTCAAGTCCTACATGGACATATCCATTTCCGGTTCTTCCGATAATTCCTCGATTTCTGCGATTTCTTCATTTTCCGTATTTTCTTCTGTTTGTTCGTCTGACTGAGTTTGTTCATGCTTGATCGTATGAAATTTATCTTCATCGGGCAGAAGATTCAAAGTTCTGCCGTTATCCCACTTAACCATGACTGAGCCGATATCGTCGACTCCAATAATAGTTCCATTGGTGCCGCTTTCCACAGGACATAAGTCCTCCATGTGGTCAAGACAAATCCGAGTACCCTCGGGATACCTCTGTCTAAGCAACTCAACTTTCTTTTCATTGTATACCATGCGTACCTCACATTGTCATTCCAATATCGGGTTCATCGGTCAAATCTTCTGACTGAATGCTGTTTATTTCTTCCTCCGTCTGCAAGCTCCAGTTGTCATCTGAATTCCAGAAGCTGACATAAATATCGCCGTCGGGAGTTTTTATCGGCCGCTGTTCAAGAGACTCCCCAACGCCGTCTGAAAGTTGTCCCTCGCAGTACGAGCGGAATTCTTCAAGCTCTTCATCTGTAAGCTGACCGTAAATCTGAGCCGTAATAACGCCAACAAGCTCTCCGTCGCGCTCCTCGACAGACATAAATGCCGAGCGTACCTTTTGGTCGACTGAATTGCCCTTGCCATACCAGTTCATGAGACCCCGTTCTTTCTCCTCGGGCATTGTAAAATCCTCAATAAATCGGTTTATCTCCGATTTGTAAGCAGAAGCCTCATAGGACGAGATTTTTTCGTATTCCTCGTCATACCGGCATTCCGGTTCTCTGTTGATTTCAAGCGGACAGTAAAATTTTAATTCCTGTAAATGATTCTGCATATGATTTTCGTACAACAGTTTGGCGTTTGGAATATACTGGGCATATCTTGCATAGGGAGCACCCTCAGACTCTATTAACAAGCCGTCGCCCTGTTGCTTGTCGTAGATCAGCAGACAATGGTGTACGCCGTTGCCGTACCACATACTGTTAAGGTTTTCACTTATGAGATCGTTATTGCACATCGGAGTGTGTTTCAGCCTCTCAAATTCTTCGGTCGGAACAGGCACAGCTTTTTCCACCACGCAAGTATACGTTTTGAATTCCGATTCTTTGCGAAGCAGATTTGTGTTGATTATAAGTTTGTTGTTCATTGATTTCCTCCTTTGTTTTATTTTCCATTTTAATAGTATAGCTGCCACACGGGTATCACGTCCTTCCTTGAGAAATAAAAAAAGACCGTTTTGTCATTTATCACATTTCGTGATATTAGACAAAACAGTCTTGAAAAGTTTGTGAAAGTTTTTTCATAAATAATCGGCAAGTTAAGAGCGAAATTTGCTCAAAGCCTGCCGATTTGTTTGACAATATTTCGTTGTGTAGCGTTCAAATCCTTCCGGTCGGCTAAAATCGTGAAAAAGCATCCACGGTTTTCACCTTAAAATTTCCGGTTAAAAAGCATGAAAAAAGCCCGTATTTACGGGCTTTTCGGCTGGTGCATCTTTTTTGTTCCACCAATATGGCTGGGGTGGAAGGATTCGAACCTTCGGAATGACGGAGTCAGAGTCCGTTGCCTTACCACTTGGCGACACCCCAATGTTTGTTCGATTTAGCTTGTTTTTGGTTGGGATAGATGGATTCGAACCATCGGAATGACGGAGTCAAAGTCCGCTGCCTTACCTCTTGGCTATATCCCATCGTCATGTCCCTCACTCAAACAGCTTAATCATTATAGCACACCATTTCGGGAAATGCAATACCTTTTTATGTTTGTTTACAAAGCATTTACAGTGTATTAATATATATAGGCAAAACGACGTAAAACCGTACGATTTTGTAGAAAAACTATTGAAAATGGTCAAAATATGTGATAAAATGACCATAAGAGCGTGGCTCGGAACCAAAAACGAAAGGTCGTAACCGTTATGGAAGAGAAGAAAAAAGGATTTATCAAGAAGTTTGTAAATGAGTTCAAGGCGTTTGCTCTCAAAGGAAACGTCATGGACTTGGCAGTGGGCGTTATCATAGGTGCTGCGTTTCAGGATATCGTAACGTCATTTACGGAGAATTTTATCAACCCGATAATAGGCTGTATAGGCGGTGCTGACGTAGAGGGCAAGATACATTTGCTTGGAAATCAGTACATAAACTACGGCGCATTTCTGACGGCAGTGATAAACTTTATAATCATGGCGTTCGTTATTTTTGTAATAATGAAGGTCATAAACAAGCTTGCGTCACTTGGCAAGCATGAAGAACCTGAAAAGCCTGCAGAGCCACCGGTGGACATAGTGCTTCTTACAGAGATCAGGGATCTTCTCAAGGCACAGCAAGCGGCTGAGGCGAGCAAAGAGGAAGAAAAGGCAGAAGAATAATATCTGAAACGGTACACTTTTTAAGTTAAGGGACAGCTCCCATGTGGGGCTGTCTTTTTTGTTGGTTATCTTTTTGACGGTATTCGCTCAAATTCAGGTAGGGGCAAACACTTTTCTTCTGTAAAAACTCCACAATTATTGCTTCTTCACTTTGTCACTTATTCTGTTTTAAATCTCTTTACTTTTTTGTCATCATATGATAAAATAATAACATATATGTTTGTGAATACTTTTAAGCTTTTAAGTTTTCTAGCTTTCAAGCTTTTAATTATGAAAGGAAGTTTTTGTATGCCTATAACCGAGATACTGGAGCGTAACGCACGAGAGTTCGGAAATGATGTTGCTCTGGTAGAGGTCAATCCTGAGATCAGAGAAACCAGACGTGTGACTTGGAAGGAATATGAGCTTATCGAGCCTAACCCGGTCTGTCATTATCGCCGTGAGATAACCTGGAGCGTTTTCAACGAAAAGGCTAACCGCTTTGCCAATCTGCTTTTATCCCGTGGGGTAAAAAAGGGTGACAAGGTGGGTATCCTGCTTATGAACTGTCTTGAATGGCTGCCTATTTATTTTGGTATCCTCAAGACGGGTGCGCTTGCAGTGCCGTTGAATTTCAGATACACTCCAGAGGAGATAAAATACTGTCTTGACCTTGCCGAGGTGGATATTCTTGTATTTGGTCCTGAATTTATCGGCAGAGTTGAGGAGATAGCTGATGAGATAAGCAAGAACAGACTTCTTTTCTATGTTGGCGAGAACTGTCCGTCATTTGCAGAGCATTATGACAGGCTCACTGCAAATTGTGCAAGCACTACTCCGTACATAGAGCTTACTGATGAGGACGATGCGGCTATCTACTTCTCGTCAGGCACAACTGGCTTCCCGAAGGCTATCCTGCACAATCACGAGAGCCTTATGCACGCCGCAAGAGTTGAGCAGAACCATCACGGTCAGACAAAGGAGGACGTTTTCCTTTGTATTCCTCCCCTTTATCATACAGGTGCGAAGATGCACTGGTTCGGAAGCCTTATCTCAGGGGGCAAGGCGGTGCTTCTCAAGGGCGTGAAGCCTGAATTTATACTTGATACTGTATCAAGGGAAAAGTGTACTATCGTATGGCTTCTTGTGCCTTGGGCGCAGGATATCCTTGACGCTATCGACAGCGGCGAGGTGACACTTTCAAAGTATGAGCTTTCACAGTGGAGGCTTATGCACATAGGCGCACAGCCTGTTCCGCCGTCACTTATTGCACGCTGGAAAAAGGTTTTCCCTAACCACAAATATGACACTAACTATGGTCTTAGCGAATCTATAGGTCCTGGCTGTGTACACCTTGGCATGGATAACATTGACAAGGTAGGCGCAATAGGCAAGGCAGGCTTTGGCTGGAAGGTCAAGATAGTTGATGATAAGGGCAACACTGTAAAGCGTGGCGAAGTGGGCGAGCTTTGCGTAAAAGGTCCTGGCGTTATGACCTGCTACTACAGAGATCCAAAGGCGACGGCTGAAACTCTCAAAGACGGCTGGCTTTTCACGGGCGACATGGCTCAGGAGGACGAGGACGGATTTATTTACCTTGTTGACCGCAAAAAGGACGTTATTATAAGTGGTGGAGAAAATCTTTACCCTGTACAGATAGAAGACTTTTTGAGAAGTCATGACGCTATCAGGGACGTGGCAGTAATTGGTCTGCCTGACCAGCGTTTGGGCGAGATAGCGGCGGCAATAATCGAGCTAAAGCCAGACCACCCATGCACAGAGGAAGAGATAATGGCGTTCTGCCAGAAGCTTCCGAGATACAAGCGTCCGCACAAGATAATCTTTGCAGACATACCGAGAAACCCGACGGGCAAGATAGAGAAGCCAAAGCTCAGGAAGATATACTGCGGCGAGAGCCTTGTGGCAAAGCAGAATCACGGATAAAAAGTAAAGAGGGGTAACGAAAATGGGACGAGAAGTAGTATTTGCCAACATACGAAAAAGAATGATAGCAATGATAGTTGGCGGTGTGATACTCGCGCTAATGGGTGGATTTATCTCATTTGCGGCGGTAGTAGCCGGTGAATACAGCGTATTGATACTTGGACTTTTTGCGCTTACGCCTGGTGTTATATTTCTTATATTTGGTACGTCACGGAGGACGCACCCTGAAAAGAGCGGCATATTCAAAGCTAATCCCGATCTTTTACAGCAGGCTGACGAGCTTTACGCCAACATACAATATCAGGACGATTATATTATCGTATCCGACAGGGTGCTTGCCAACAAGAAAGTGCCATTTCAGATGTGCTGGCGAGAGGAAGCCTACGGCATTTACCAGCACACAGCGAGTATGAATTTCATCAGCTACACCAATGAGATAATCGTCTGCACGAAGCACAAGAAGAATGTACTGCGTTTTAACGTATATGCCAAGGGCAATGACACTGCCATGGGGCTTATGCAATTGCTTTCCCAATGTTGTCCCAACGCAATGGTAGGCTACACCCCTGAAACGCTTGCATATGTTAAGGATATGCAGAGGCGTGCACAGCAATAGATAATGGACAAGCTCTTTGTGCTTAAATTTGCACAAAGGGCTTGACTTTTTTTGTGATTACTTGTATAATAGTATAGTTGACACAAGGAGATGTACCCAAGTGGCTGAAGGGTCCGCACTCGAAATGCGGTAGTACGGCAAAACCGTAGCGAGAGTTCAAATCTCTCCATCTCCGCCAAACGAACAAAAACCACCGTAAATACGGTGGTTTTCTTTTGTATACACGATTTTTACACGATTGTGTTCAATATCTTCACTGCACGTTCTTCCTCTCGTGGGTAGAGGTGCGAGTAGGTGTTCCATGTCATTGATATGTTGGAGTGACCTAAACGCCGTGCTATCTCCTGAATGTTTATGCCCTCATTGGCGAGCAGGGAAGCGTGGCTGTGACGGAAGTCATGAATACGGATACGTTTGACACCTGCCAAGTCTGCAAACTTCTTATTTGTCTTTTCAAGAGATGTATCACGAATAGGACGCTCACCGCCGCAGATGTACATATCATCACTGAACTTTGGCACTGCTTTCTTACAGCGTTCGTAATGTTCTGACAGCACTGCTCTTAACGGCTCTGGTATCTGTATCGTCCGTATGCTTGGCTTGTTCTTTGGCGGCGTGATACGATCACCGCCTTTGAGCTTCTGAGCAATGCTCTTGGTGATAGATATGTAGCCGTCTTTTATATCCGTCCATTGCAGAGCGTATATCTCGCCTTTTCGCATACCCATGTAAAATGCTATGTTGAAAAATACATAGTAGTTCCATTCGTACATTGAGCCGCCGTCCTCTGCTTCCTGAGCATAATTCTTAGCTGCCGATATGTATTTCTTGAACTCGTCAGGCGTGTAGAAAAGCATTTCTTTCTTGGCTTCAAGGGGCGCTTTGAAGTTGCCTGCGGTGATAACAGGATTTTTCGGAATGTATTCCATTTTCACAGCATAGTTCATCATGGCACGAAATTCGCCGTAAATGTTCTTTCGAGTGACGATAGCCAATCCCTGTTCTGACAGCTCCTGCTTCCATTTCTGCACCATTGGTACGTTCAGATTATCTATCCTCACGCTTTCAAAGGTGGGCAGGACGTTCTTTTTCAGTATTCTTAGGGACTTGTCCAGTGATGTTTCACGGACCTCCGAACGCTTGGCGGTGATGTACTCCGTGAATAGCTGTCCGATAGTCATTTTCGGAGTTATCTCTTTAGCATTGAGTTTTTGTGTAAGCTGGATTTCAAGCTGCTTAGCCGTCTCTGCACCGAACGCCACACGGTCTATCTGATGAGACTTTCCGAAACTGTCCGTATAATTGACACGCACACGATATTTTTGCAGACCGTCTTTTCTGATGTTCTTTCCGTTCTTGTCCGTCATTTTGTAGATCGGCATAAATATTCCTCCTATTTTCTTGACATATTTAATAATATGCAGTATAATAAAAGGGCAGAATTCGCCCTTTCTTAATGGGTTAGTGTGAATTTGAATCGAGCTGATATTGGTAGTATCTGCTCTGCTCGCCTCTGAGTGTTGGTAGCACTTGGGGGCGAGATTTTTATTTTATTTTTCTCTATACAATCCTATCGTAGAACAATTATGTCCACAAAAGGGCGGATAATTTGTACCTATTTGAGCTTCTGAAAAACTATAGATTTTACCGTTTAATTTTTGACATATGGGGCAAGCTGAACTATTATTTATGATAAAGTATTTATCTAAACCTAATTGCTGATACCGAGCAATATCCTTATGTGATTCTAATATTGAGCAAGCAGTTATGTATAATTGAATTGCAAATGTTGTGTCAATTTTAAATTTTATTCTTAAAAAGCGTGCAGCCTTTTTATAATTAAATTTAATTAGCATAAGCCTTGCAATATCATATACAATATCACTATCTATGTCTTTTCTAAATGCTCTGGATAACAAATAATTATTTTGAAAGAACCAAGCAAAATCTTCGGCGTTTTGCTCGGTTTTATCCATTACATTATCTTGATTATCCAATAGCTTTTCAGTTTCTACTAAAAAGAGTTTATCTTTTTCAGCTTTGCTTTGTTTTTTTAGTGTGTAATCTGGTCGTTCACATTTTGCTTTTTCAAGTAAGCATAAAGTTTCTTCCGAGAATCTTTCTTCATATAGTTTTAAACTATCGAAGAAGGATTTTATTTTTTTACTTTTACCGTTCACAGTTTTTAATTTAGTAGCTTCAGAAACAGTTTTAATCCAATAACGTGCAAGAAAATTTCTGATAATTTCTTGCTCTTTTTTGCATAGATCTGAAAGTTCTTTTTCAGGAGTAGGAACATTATAGTTGTAATCTATTAAAGTCAGCTCTTTTAAAGCAGACTTCAATAAATCTAAATTATTGAAAAATTTATCAGCACTTACGCTTTCTTTTATCCAATGACGATAGTTTCCAATGTCACAATAAATTAAATAAACTCTATTATCTGCATCTAAATTTTCATACATGCAAGTTACCTCTATTTATCTTTGATTTTAGCACATTGTTTTTTCTTATATTGTCAAATACCCTATGTTATATAGCAAATAAGTATTCATATGTACTATCATACGATTTATTTTGCTGTTTGAAATACTCCTTAATGTATGGTTTGAACTTTGATAATAATAGCTTATCGTTTCTGCTAGAGTTCCAAAAATTTTTACGACTAAAAGTGGCTATCCTCTTATTTGCGGCATCAAAAGAAACATTAAACATATCCATTAAATTTGTATAATCCAATTTGTTGTTAAGATAGTGATACATAACGTAATATATCACTATTTCTGGCATTAAAACTTGTGCAGCAAAAAAATTAGCTTCAATTTCTTTTATTTGACCATCTGATGAATGGCCACAGTATATATGTCCCAATTCATGGACGATACCAAAAGTTCTATGTTCTTCAGATACAGTGCTGTTTTCACGATATAAAATAATTGAATAATCTTGTGATTTTATGACATAGCAATCATCAATATTGCGCCCTATGAAACAAGTAATCGGCTGATTAGTTAGTTTCGCATAATTTTCAATGGTATCAATAATTATGCCTTCAGAAACAAGATTCAAATCTTTGGGATTAAATGCTAAACTTTTGATATTATGACTTAATAAAAAATTGGTTGCCGAATTTTGTGCCATTTCGAAATTGGGTTTACTCAATTTATTGCCTCCTATAAGCTATTTATTTTTTTAATCCTTTTGCTGATAAGTATATATCTATTGTTTGTTCAAAATTTTTAACAAGCTGTTCTCGATCTTCTTCAGGAATTTGTTCCAAATGTCTGGCAATTAATTTGATTCTTTCATTTTCATCATCGGATAATCCTAATAAGTAATCAGTAGAAACTTCAAAATAAGATGCCATTTTAATAAGTGTTGCATTATCTGGTTGTCTAGATCCATTTTCCCAATTACAAACAGTGTTTTGTGCAGCACCAACTATTTCGCCTAATTTTGATTGACTTATTCCTTTTTTCTTACGTAATTCTGCTATTCTGTTCATTGCAATCCTCCTATGAGATAACCAATGTAATTTGTATCTCTTAAACAAATAATATCACTCTATGAGATTAGAGTCAAGCTATTTTTACAAATATCTCAAAAAGGGATTGACATTAATCGCTATATGTGATATTATCCTTATATGAGATATTTAATCATGCTGAAATCTCAAAATAATCATAGTTTGGAGGTGAAATCAATTGAAGAAATTAAAACTTATTCGAAGGAAAAAGGGCTTTTCACAAGCTGAGTTTGCTAATCAAATGGGAGTATCTCAAAATACGATATCTCAATGGGAAAATGGTGCAAGAATACCTAATGTTATAAGTCTTAAGAAAATGGCACAAATTCTTGATTGCTCGACGGATATGCTTTTGGAAGATATCGAAACAAACGAAAGGACAGATGACTAATGAATGAACTAATCAAAATCAGTTATGAAAATGCTGAACGCCCAACAGTATCGGGCAGGGAACTACACGAGGCACTTGAAGTCAAGACCGCTTATAAAGACTGGTTTCCGAGAATGTGTGAATACGGATTTACGGAGGGTGAGGATTTCAACCCGCTCAAAAATGAGCAGGTTCGTACTGAGGGAAACAGGCAGGTAAGTCGTGAACTTACCGACCACCAACTTACAATCCCAATGGCAAAGGAGATCTGTATGTTGCAGAGAAGTGAAAAAGGAAAGCAGTTCCGTCAGTACTTCATAAGAGTTGAAGAAGCGTGGAACAGTCCTGAGATGATTATGAAAAGGGCTTTGGAAATTGCCAATGAAAAGGTAAAAGCTCTGCAAGTAAGTGTTTCACAGCTTACTGTTGATAAACAGATTATGCAACCGAAAGCTGATTACTTTGATGAACTCGTGGACAGAAATCTGTTGACGGGAATAAGAGAAACAGCTAAGGAACTTAAAGTCAAGCAAAATACTTTTGTGAATTTCCTGCTTGATAAAAAGTATCTTTACAGAGATAAAAAGGGCAAGCTTATGCCATATGCAAAGCCCATGGAGAACGGCTTGTTTGAAGTCAAGGAGTTTTCTAATGAGAAAACAGGTTTTTCAAGCACGCAGGTGTTTATTACGCCTAAAGGAAAAGAAACGTTCAGACTGTTATTGCTTTAATATAATAAATGATTTAGAGGAGGCACAAAAAATGAAAATTTACAAAGTCACAACGATAGACCAGTTTCACGATAAAAGGGTGTTCACAGTAGCTGCAAAGAGTCAGTACGAGGCTCTGACAAAGGCAAGTGTTAGCCCTCGTGAAACTGTCTTGACAATCGAGGAGGTGGACTAAATGAGGTCACCTGACATTGAAATGGCAGTGCGGCTGTACTATGAAAAGCCCGAAATAACCAATGCGGATATCAAGGAACTGTTCAGCACAGGTGAAACGCAGACTATCAAGATCAAGAAAGCTGTTAAGGAAGAAATGGAAAAGCGTGGTGTGAAGTCATGGCTGCCGCACTCGGTCAATACCGAGATAGCCTACGAGGTGTGGGGCATTGATATCGACAACTTCGAGAAAAGGCTTAAAAAACTCCGCACGCTTTACGGAAAGGACGTGAGAAAATGATAGCCGTGTTAGATATAATCAGATGTGCCGCAGCGGTAGCGCTTTTGGTGGTGCTTGCAATGTATGTAGCGTACAGGTGGTATGTAAGTGTAAAAGAAACTGCCTACGAGGAAGCAGAGGAGAGCATAAAGCGTGCGGTGAGAGAAGCAGGCAGACCCGTGGTCAAGGTCGAAGTTGAAATGAAAGGAAAGTGGTAAAATGGCGTTGATACTGCTGATAACAATAGCTGTGCTTGCAGGGATAGATGTAGTGATGTATCTTGTGCTGAGCGTGGCGGATAGGCACTGGGAGAAACGTTTTGAAAACGAGGAGGATAATGATGATAACGAAAGAGGAGTTTGAAAAGGCGGTGGAGTGCTGTACAGGATTTACTGTTAGTTGCGAAAATTGTCCGCTAAGCGAAAAAGATTTTAAGTGTGGTGTGTATTTGGCAGAGTACCTAAAAGAAAACGAGCCTGCACCTGCGGCAACAGGCACAAGCTCGGAGGTATCAAAAGATACCGATAACATACACATTGATGATAGCACAAAAGAGCAGATTTGTCAAGCATATGATACCGCAGACAAAGCCTGTACAGATATACTCGATATCTACGAAGGAATGTCGGCATGTGAGCGTAGAGCCTTTGATATCGGAGAAGTGTACGGAAAGATATGCAGCACAAGGGATAAGCTTGAAAATATGAGAGGAGCGAACTAAAATGTCAGTAAAAATAAACTCACTTGAATTTGAGAACGTAAAGAAGATAAAAGCCGTGCAGCTTGAACCTGCAAAGAATGGACTTACTGTTATCGGCGGCAAGAACAGGCAGGGCAAGACCTCTGTACTTGACGCTATCGCTTGGGCACTTGGGGGAGATAAGTATAAGCCGTCCTCTCCTCAGCGTGAGGGGTCTGTTGTCGAACCACATTTGAAGATCACCCTCGACAACGGTATAGTAGTGGAGCGTTCGGGCAAGAACAGCTCTCTCAAAGTCACCGACAGCACAGGCAAAAAAGGCGGTCAACAGCTTTTGAACAGCTTTGTTGAACAGTTTGCCCTCGACCTGCCTAAGTTCATAAATCAGTCGAGCAAGGAAAAAGCTTCAACTCTGCTGAAAATAATCGGCGTGGGTGATACGCTCTATCAGTTGGAGCATAAGGAACACTCCCTCTATGACCAGCGTACTGCTATCGGCAGGATAGCTGACCAGAAGTCTAAGTTCGCAAAGGAAATGCCCGTGTACGCAAACGTCCCTGCCGAGCCTGTTTCGGCTTCGGAGCTTATCAGACAGCAGCAGGATATACTTGCTCGCAACGGCGAAAATCAGCGTAAGCGTGATCAGAAAGAATACTACGAAAAGCAGTTGGAGATTGCTAAGTCCGCCTATGAACGTGCAAAAGCAAGCTATGAAGCGGCAGTGAACAACTTCAAGCTTGCAAGCCTTGACGCTCAAGACCTTGTGGACGAAAGCACAGCGGAGCTTGAAAAGAATATCTCGGATATCGAGGAACTGAACAAGAAGATAAGAGCAAATCTCGACAGGGAGAAAGCTGAGATAGACGCTGAGGACTACCGCTCACAGTATACATATCTCACTGAGCAGATAGAGGGCGTAAGACAGGCTAAAACTGACCTGCTGGGCAGTGCCGACCTGCCTCTTGAGGGACTTTCCGTTGAGGACGGAGAGTTGCTGTATAACGGTCATAAGTGGGACAGTATAAGCGGAGCAGAACAGCTTATCGTCGCTACCTCTATCGTGAGAAAGCTCAACCCTGACTGCGGCTTTGTACTTTTGGACAAGCTCGAACAAATGGATACCGACACCCTTGATGACTTCGGTAAGTGGCTCGAAGCACAGGGCTTGCAGGCGATAGCCACAAGAGTTTCTACAGGTGACGAGTGCAGTATCATTATCGAGGACGGCAGGTCAATGGACAATGACAAGGAAGAAAACACAGAAACGAAAACTTGGAAAGCAGGTGCATTTTAATGTATGAGATAACATCAGGAGTTGTAAGCTCCGCACAGAAAGTTGTGATATATGGTCCTGAGGGCATAGGCAAATCCACCTTTGCGGCTCAGTTCCCCGACCCTGTATTTATTGATACTGAGGGCAGTACAAAGAAGCTGAACATCAGACGTTTCCCTAAGCCAACAAGCTGGGAAATGCTCAAAAACGAGGTAAAGGAAGCTATGAACGGCAGGCTCTGCAAGACCCTTGTCATTGATACATTTGATTGGGCTGAACAGCTTTGCATTGAAACTATCTGCTCGGCACATCAGAAAAAAGGCATTGAAGATTTCGGCTACGGCAACGGCTATGTTTACGAAAAAGAGGAGATAGGCAAGTTTCTTAATCTCTTGCAGGAGGTAGTTGACAGCGGTATCAACGTTGTGCTTACGGCTCACGCTCAGATGAGAAAGTTTGAACAGCCTGACGAGCTGGGCGCTTATGACCGCTGGGAACTGAAACTCGGCAAGAAAACTTCTTCTCAGATATCGCCTCTTGTGAAAGAATGGGCAGATATGGTGTTGTTTGCAAACTACAAAACATATGCAGTAGCTGTGGATAAGGACGGCAAGAAGTTCAAGGCTCAGGGCGGTGACCGTGTTATGTACACCACACATCACCCTTGCTGGGACGCTAAAAATCGTGACGGACTTCCGTCTGAAATGCCTTTTGAGTATAGTGGTATAGCTCACCTGTTTGCGTATACACAGCCTGCTGAAATGCCTAAGCCTGTGCCGATGCCAAGACGTGTGCAAGAGCAGCTTGCACAGCCGAAAGCAGCACCGCAGCCACCTCGTAAGACATCAAACGCAGTGACATTGCAGCAGGCTCAGCCGACAGTTGCACCAAAGGCAGAAGAACCCCTTACAGATCTCAGCGGCTTTGAGGACGTTGCACCACCTATCGTTATCCCTGAGGGCATACCGAAAGCACTTGCAGACCTTATGAGAGCCAACAACGTAAGCGAATCGGATATACGTCTTGTAGTATCTCAGAGAAACTATTTTCCTTATGATACCCCTATTACAAACTATCCTGACGACTTCGTACAGGGCTGTCTGATAGGTGCTTGGGAACAAATGCTGCCGCTTATTAGAGAAAATCAGAAAGTACCATTTTAAAAGGAGGACAACACTATGGATAATTTTATGGAATACGGCTGGGAAGATGAGATAGTCAACGAGGGTGGGGACTTTGTCCCGCTCCCTGAGGGGGACTATGACTTCACCGTAAGCAAGTTTGAGCGTACAAGATACGAGGGGTCGGCAAAAATGCCGTCCTGCAATATGGCAAAGGTCACATTCACCATTTGGGGTGCAGAGGACAGCGTGGAGATAACAGAAAACTTCTTCCTCTGCAATAAGTTTGAGCGGAAGCTCTCAGCACTTTTCTTGGCACTGGGACTTAAAAAGCATGGCGAGCCGCTGAAAATGAACTGGAACGCTATCACAGGCAAAAAGGGCAAGTGTCACGTCTACGTTGACAACTACAAGAACAAGGACGGTGAGGATAGGCAGTGCAACAAGATAAAGAAACTCTATGCCTATGACGAGAATGTGACTACTGTTCAGCCTGCTCAGATGCAGACGCCACAGTATAGTCAGCCTGCTCAGACAGGCGGCTGGAAAGCCGGTGCATTCTGATGATGAATTTAAGACCATATCAAAACGAGGCTAAGCTTGCTATACTCGAACAATGGTCTGAGGGAATAAACAAGGTCCTTGCAGTTCTGCCCACAGGAACGGGAAAGACAATACTTTTCTCGGCTGTTACGGAAGAATGCGTGCGGCAGGGTAAGCGTGTGCTTATCCTTGCCCACAGAGGCGAGCTGCTCGACCAGGCGGCGGACAAGCTTATGAAGTCAACAGGGCTTGGCTGTGCCACCGAGAAAGCAGAGCAAAGTTGTTTAGGCTCTTGGTATCGTGTAGTAGTAGGCTCAGTTCAGACCCTTATGCGTGAGAAAAGGCTCAAAGGCTTTTCGGAAAATTACTTCGATACCATTATCATTGACGAGGCTCATCACGCTATCTCAGACGGCTATCAGAGAGTGCTTGACCATTTTCCTGAAGCTCAGGTACTTGGGGTAACGGCTACACCTGACAGGGGCGATATGAAGAACTTAGGCTCGGTGTTTGACAGCCTTGCATATGAATACACCCTGCCGCAGGCTATCAAAGAGGGATATCTTTCACCTATCAAGGCTATAACCATACCGCTGAAACTTGACCTTTCAGGAGTATCAACTCAGGCAGGAGATTTCAAGGCAAGTGATATCGACACGGCACTTGACCCTTATCTTTATCAGATAGCTGATGAAATGCTCAAATACTGTAAGAAACGCAAGACAGTTGTGTTCCTGCCGCTTGTCAAGACCTCTCAGAAGTTCCGTGATATCCTTATCAGCAAAGGGTTCAACGCCGCTGAGGTCAACGGAGAAAGCACAGACAGAGCGGAGATATTAGAAGCTTTCGACAAGGGCGAATACAACGTGCTGTGCAACTCAATGCTCCTCACAGAGGGCTGGGACTGTCCGTCAGTTGACTGCGTTATCGTGCTAAGACCGACAAAAGTGCGTGGGCTTTACTGTCAAATGGTAGGCAGAGGCACAAGACTCTGCGAGGGAAAGACAGAGCTTTTGCTGCTTGACTTCCTGTGGCACACAGAACGCCACGAGCTTTGCAGACCTGCACACCTTATCTGTCAGAATGAAGAGGTCGCTGAGAAAATGACCGAAAATCTTGCCAATGAGGCAGGCTGTGCAGTGGATATCGAGGAGGCAGAAAAACAGGCAAGTGAGGACGTTGTGGCACAGCGTGAAGAGTCTTTGGCAAAGCAGCTCAAAGAAATGAAAACACGCAAGCGAAAGCTCGTTGACCCATTGCAGTATGAAATGTCAATACAGGCTGAGGACTTGTCCTCTTACGTTCCTGCTTTTGGCTGGGAGTGTGCTCCTGCTACCGACAAGCAGAAAGCAAAGCTTGAAAAGCTGGGCATTTTCCCTGACGATATAGACAACGCAGGCAAGGCAAAGCTTATCCTTGACCGCCTTGAAAAACGCCGCAATGCAGGACTTACCACGCCTAAGCAGATAAGGCTGCTTGAAAGCAAGGGCTTTGAGCACGTTGGCTCTTGGAGCTTTGACAGCGCAAGCAGGATGATAGCCCGTATTTCTGCCAATGGTTGGAGAGTGCCGAGAGATATCGACCCGAAAACATACACACCTGAGAACTAAGGAGAAGTGAATGGATAACACAAATTTGCTTAAAATGCTTGAATACATAGACCCTGCAAGCTGTGATTATCAAGAATGGGTCAATGTGGGAATGGCTCTCAAGCACGAGGGCTATTCCGTGAACGATTGGGACAGTTGGTCAAGGTCAGACAGCCGTTATCACAGCGGTGAGTGCCAACACAAGTGGCAAGGCTTTAACGGCAATGCTCAGCCCGTGACCGCAGGAACTATCGTGCAAATGGCAAAGGAAAGAGGATACAGCCCCCATGAGTTTCAGGCATACGATTGGGACGGCGAGATAGTTGCAGAAGAAAGCAGTCCCCTTGTAAACGGCGGTGAGGGCATACCGATCACCGAGCCTGCCCAATGGGATCCTGTCAAGGAGATAGTCACCTATCTTGAGACACTCTTTGAGGCAGGAGAGAACGTGGGCTATGTTACGCAAACGTGGGAAACAGAAAAGGACGGCAAGACCAGGTATCTGCCCACAAAGGGGTGCTGTGACAGGACGGCAGGGGAGCTTATCAAGAGGCTTGGCGAATGTAACGGTGACATTGGTGCGGTGTTTGGCGACTACAAGGAAGAAGCCGGAGCGTGGATCCGCTTCAATCCTCTTGACGGCAAGGGCGTAAAGAACGAGAATGTAACAGACTACCGCTATGCTCTTGTTGAAAGCGACTCTATGCCTATAGAACAGCAGAATGCCGTGATGAGAGAGCTTGAACTTCCTATCGCTGTGCTTGTATACAGCGGTGGAAAGAGCGTTCACGCTATCGTCAAGATAGACGCTCCAAACTATGATGAATACCGCAGGCGTGTTGATTTTCTTTACAAGGTCTGCAAAGAGAGCGGTCTTGACATAGATAAACAAAACCGCAATCCCTCACGTCTTAGCCGTATGCCAGGCGTAATGAGAAACGGCAAGAAACAGTTCATCATTGACAAGAACATAGGCAAAGAAAGCTTTTTGGAATGGAAAGATTACATAGAGAGTATCAATGATGATCTCCCCGACCCTGAGAGCCTGAGTGCTGAGTGGGACAACCTGCCTGAGCTTGCACCGCCACTTATTGACGGTGTTCTCAGACAGGGTCACAAAATGCTCATTGCAGGTCCGTCAAAGGCAGGCAAGTCTTATGCACTTATCGAAATGTGCGTGGCGATAGCTGAGGGGGTCAAGTGGTTTGGCTGGCAATGCACCAAAGGAAAGATACTATACGTCAACCTAGAGCTTGACAGAGCATCTTGTCTGCACCGCTTCAAGGACGTGTACACCGCAATGCACCTAGAGCCTGAAAACCTCAACAGCATAGACATATGGAACTTGCGAGGTCACAGCGTACCAATGGACAAGCTTGCACCAAAGCTTATACGCCGAGCAAGCAAGAAGAATTACATTGCCGTGATAATAGACCCTATCTACAAGGTCATAACAGGTGACGAGAACTCAGCAGACCAAATGGCTCACTTTTGCAATCAGTTTGACAAGGTATGCACAGAGCTTGGCTGTGCGGTCATATACTGCCACCACCACTCAAAGGGAGCGCAGGGCGGTAAGCGTTCAATGGACAGAGCCAGCGGTTCAGGAGTATTCGCCCGTGACCCTGACGCACTTCTTGACCTTTCAGAGCTTGACATCTCAGACAGCCTTTACAAGCAGCAGGAGGACGAAACTGTTTGCCGTATCTGTGAGAACTGGATGAGGAGATTTTACAGAAATACTGATGACCTTTGTTCACAGGACGATCTTGTTACGCCGTCAAAAATGCTTGAGATAACGCACAAGTACCTGCACCCGAACTCATACAAGCTTATGATGACCGACATAGACAAGGCTAAGCTTGCGGTAAGAAACCGCACGGCATGGCGTATAGAGGGTACTCTGAGAGAGTTCCCGAAATTTGCTCCCCTCAATATGTGGTTTGATTATCCTGTTCACAGAGAGGATACTGTGGGCGTGCTTAAAGACTGCGAGGTAGAGGACATCACACCGAATTGGAAGAAGAATTTCAGCAAGAAGAAGACCAATGAAGACCGCAGCAAGGAGCGCAAGGAGAGCATTGAAACAGCTTTCAGCGGTGTGCAGGAGAACGGCAAGTGCCGCATTTCTGAGCTGGCGGAGTACATAGGAAAGAGCGAAAAGACCGTTGGAAGATACCTCAAAGAGCATGGTGGCTTTTGGATAGAAGAGGGAGAATGCGGCTTAAAAGCTCAGTAGACAGACAAGACAAAATCGAATTTTTGAACTTTAGACAGACAGGAAAAAATCGAAAAGTGTCAGGGACAAAATCGAACTTTTTTTCTTGTCGGACAATATCGAAAATTACCGAGTTTGTCGGGCGGACAGACAAAGTATATTATATATAATATATTTTTGACCGCCTAAAGGACGGCGGTCAAAATATTATAAGCAAATATAAACCGCACCCGACACGAAAGGAGTAGACTTTATGCGAGGCAAAAACATTAATTATGATTTTTTGAACTGTGCGAGAAAAATGCCGCCGCTCAGACATACTACATCAGAAACTTTTGATATTACTCAAAGCGAGGTCGCAAGGTGGTTGGTATCTCAGCCTGATATAATGCAGAAGATTTTTGATATGGCTGCAAATCACAAGATGATAAGCTATGACCAAACTACACGGACTTGGAGAGGAGCAGATAACAATGACTGAATTTTTTATGGCGATGATACCGCCGACGGCTACAGCACAGGAACACAAGGTGGCGGTAAGAAACGGCAAGCCAATATTTTATGACCCACCCGATGTCAAGGCGGCAAAAGAAAAGCTCACGGCAAACCTAGCAAGGCACAGACCGCCTGAAAAATACATCTGTGGGATAAGGTTGGTAACAAAGTGGCTGTTTCCTAATGACGGCAAACACAAGGACGGAGAGTACAAGATCAGCAAGCCTGACACAGACAACCTGCAGAAGATGTTCAAGGACTGCATGACAAAGCTTGACTTCTGGACAGACGACCAGCTTGTGGCGAGCGAGATATGCGAGAAGTTCTGGGCGGACATACCTGGCATTTATGTGAGGATAGAGGAGCTATGACGATACACGAAGTAAAGAAAAGTCTCGGACGCAGGGTGAGTTACAACGGCTCTGATTGCTACGAGCTGACAGGGTGCATTATCCGCAAGAGCAGTAAGACAGGTCAGTTCTTCTATCAGGCAGAGATCACTGACACGACTTGTGGCAATACGTTGGTGTATTGTAGGCTGGAAGAGTTGAGGTGTGAGGAGGCAAAAGAATGAAAACACATAATCTGAAACTTAGCATAGAATTTTGTGACGCTGTTCTGAGAGGTGAGAAAACTTTCGAGGTCAGAAAGAATGACAGAGGTTTTCAGACAGGAGATCTGATAAGATTTATACCGACTGACGGAACGTCTTATCACAGCTCAGACGGCACAATAAGAGAACACGCACAACATGAGATATCAGGGCATACATACAAGATAATATATATCCTCAACGGCTGGGGAATAAAGAATGGGTATGTTGTGCTGGGAATAAGAGAGGAGAGATCCTATGGAAAGAAACGACCCAATGACCATGTCACGCCTGAAAGCCTACCGCAGGAACGCCTCAGCCATTGAGGACATCAAGGCAGAGCTTTCAGGCAAGTACGTTGCCGACAGTATCAGCGTATGCACTCCGCCGTCCTACACACCACACAGCACACGCATAGACGGCTTTCTGCCAAGCGGTGATACACTTTCACTGCTGTGCGAGCAGGCTCGACTAGAGCGTGAGCAGAGGGCTGTGGAGGAGTTTATCAATGGGATAGAGGACTATCAGACACGGCGAATGTTTGTGCTGAAATTCATCAAGGGTAAGACGTACTTGCAGATAGCTATGCAGGTGAGTGGTGGAAGAATGTCAGAGAGCGGAGTGCGAATGAAAATCCAAAGATATTTGCAAGAAAAGTGAAAATTGTGCGGTTTGTGCGTTTTAGGTGTGTTATAATTTAAACTGAGGAAAGTGTAGATGTACCTCAGACTTGTACTTTCATTGAAGTCACCTCCAATTTTCTAAGCCCCGTAAGGGGCTATGCAGAACGTGAGTGCATGAGCTTGCGGTTTGCCCATACGGTCAGTTGGTTGCCCGACAAAGCCAGCAGCATAATACTTGAACCACCGCCAAGCTTTCGAGCTTCGGGCGGTGTATGCAGGTCGAGAGCGAGCCACCGCTCAGATCTGCTCCACCATTTACAAAACTCCTTATAATATTTTCACAAGGGCGGCTGCATTTTGCGGTCGCTTTTGCGTTGTGTCGTAAGAAGTTCATAAATGTCGAATTTTTGATATACTGCATAAAAAATACAATTGTGTTTTATGCAGTAAATAGAAATTCGGTGCATTTCGTTGATTTCCGCTCTGATTAGTGATATTATTTAAAAAAATATTATTATGAGGAGAATTTCAGTTTATGAATAATAACGCTACATCTTTAACAATTGATAATGATACAAAGACTCTTGATAACATTAGAAGTATGTTCTTTAAATTAAATGCTAAACCAGATAGTATAACAAGAACATTTTCAAAGCAAATTAGAGTAAATATTGATTCTCTTGAAGATTTAAATTTAAGAGTAAGAGAAAAATTGAGAATGCACTGCGAAGAAAAGGCAAGTGCAATGACTTATGTTACGATAAATTGCAGCAATCATAAATCATATGATTATGCTACTTGGGAGAAATTTAAAAGGGCTTCATTTTCAAGCGCCGATTATATAGAAAGCATAACAATTAAATGGGACTTTTTGGTTACGATGCCACAGTATGAATATCCACAACCGCATTGTTTGGTTGTAAAGATTTCTTCAGGTTTGAAGATGACCGATTTTTTTAGTTTAGCTTTTTCTGGTAAGCTTGAAGATGTTAATGACATTAATATTTTAGATAATACGGTTGTTGCCAGAGTTGACTTTATTAATACTTTGCTTGGTGAGGAAGTATTAAACGTTGTTTCCGATTGGGTAGAAGCTTGTAATAGGAATAATAGCGATTGTAATAAATTTCTGCTTTTTTTAAGGAAGCATCGAAAGGCAACAGCAATACTAATTGAAAATGTTATGAATATTGTTGGATCCCTTGCATTATTTTTTTTGTTATATTATTATGTCAAAAGTAATAGCAACAATAATATATTATCAAAAAGCAATGTTTCCAAATTAATAATTGGGGTAGGAATACTATATGCATTGATATACATCATAAAAAGAGTGTCACGAATAGTTACAAGAAAGACAATTGAAGAATTGACATATTATGGCGAGGGTCTTGTGTTTGAAATAACCAAAGGTGATAAACAACAGATTGAAGATAAAGAGAATTCAAATTCTAAGGCTGCGATACAGATTTTCATCAAACTTTGTTTTTCTTTTATTTTTGATTTAATATGTACAATAATAATATCGTATATATACTGATAGGAGGCGGTTTGATGTTAAACATATTGTCATTACTTAAGTCTTTCTTAAATGTGTATGAAGATGATATGGTAAAAGACTTTAAACGTAACTATAATACAAGATATTGTTAAATTGAAAAAATAACGCTTCACAAGGGGCGTTATTTTTTATGTGTTGAAAACAAATTTAATAAATTTGTTTGTTTTGATAAAAGGGAAAGGACGGTGCCCTCATGACAGCACGGCAAAAGAAATTTGCAGAATACTATGCTCAGAGCGGCAACACCGTTCAGAGTGCTATAAAGGCAGGATACAGCGAGAAGTATGCGAAAGCTGACGCCTGCAAAATCCTAGATAATCCTAGTGTTGCGGAGTATATCCGTGTGCTGTCCGAGAAAGCTCAGGACGAGCGTATAATGACCGCAAAGGAGAGGCAGGCACTCTTGTCTGATATCGCTAAGGACGGCAAGAATGACCCTGCTGACCGTATCAGAGCCGTCGATACCCTCAATAAAATGACAGGAGAGTATGTGGCTAAGATACAGGCGGAGGTCAAGACCTCTGAAAAGCTTTCAGACGTTTTCGCTCAGATAGGCGGTGAGGGGCTAAATGAGTGAACTCATTGCGAGTAAGTTTCCTCTGTCGCAGAAGTATATGGACTTCATCAACAGCGTTCGGGGCGTGTCTGCGGACTTCCTTGAGGGGACTACCGCAAGCGGCAAAACAACTGTGGGCGCAGGCATAAAGTTCATGCGTATGGTGTCGGCAAGCAGGAAAAAGCTTCACGTCATTGCCGCTAAGACTACGGGAAAGGCTGAGGAAACTATCATTCAGCAGGATAACGGCATTCTTGACCTGCACACCAATGCTCGGTACTTCGGCAACGGCGATAAGGACTACAAACTGCCGCATATCAAGTTTGAGGGCAAGATAATCTATGTTCTGGGATATGACAACAAGGATAAGTGGGAAATGGTGCTGGGCGCTCAGTTCGGCTGCGTTTATATCGACGAGATAAATACCGCTGATATCGAGTTTGTCCGTGAGATGTCAACCCGTAACGATTACCTTATGGCGACCCTCAACCCTGACGACCCCTCACTACCTGTGTACAAAGAATTTGTAAACCGCTCACGTCCGTATAGTAAGTACGCCTGTGACGTGCCTGCGGAGATAATGAAAGAGCTTACAGAAGAACCTGTACCCAATTGGCGGTACTGGTTCTTTACTTTTCGTGATAATCTTTCACTTACTGATGAGGATATCAAACGGAAAATGGCTGCCGCTCCGAAAGGCACAAAGCTGTATAAGAACAAGATACTCGGTCTGAGAGGACGTGCAACAGGGCTTGTGTTTGACCTGCAAAAGCGAAATATCTTGACAGCAGAGCAGGCGAAAGCTTTCAATTATGTGTACTTCTCAGCCGGACTTGACACCGCTTACTCGCAATCCTCACCTGATACCATAGCATTCACCTTTGTGGGCATAACGGCTGACAGAAAATGCGTTACTCTTGACGAGGAAGTGTATAACAATCGTGACAGACAAGTGCCGCTCACGCCCTCCGACATACCGAAAATATTCACAGCGTTCTTGGAGAAAAACCGCAGGACGTGGGGCTTTGCACGAGATGTATATATCGACAGCGCAGATCAGGCGACCATACTTGAATGTTAGAAGTTCGGGCGGCTCACAGGCAGCATATATAACTTTATCCCGGCATTCAAGAAAACGAAAATAATCGACCGAATACACTTGCAGTCAGCTTGGCTGGCGGCAGGTGATTTTTATATCCTTGAGCATTGCAAGGAGTACGTAGGCGAGCTTAACATATACAGTTGGAAAGAGGATAAGGCTGAGCCGGAGGACGGCAACGACCACCTTATCAATTCCTGTCAGTATGCCTGGCTGCCGTATCGTGACAAGATAGGAAGTGTGAAGATTGACTAAATTCAGCATAGGAAGCAAGGTGAAAAATATGATAAGAAACTGGCTTGATATCCAGCCTGCACCCGAATACAGCATAACTATAACAGAGAAAACAGGTTTTATGACAGATGTGATAAGGTCACAGCTTTGGTATCGTGGTGACGCCGCAGAGCTTTCACAGTTCTTTGGTCAGCTTAACTTAGGCACAAATTCATTCTGGAGCAGCGTCCCTGAGAATGAAAAGATACGCAAGATACATAGCGGTCTGCCTGCAATAATCGCCGATACGCTTTCATACATTGTCTATTCTGATATGGACGATATCAAGGTCACAGGGGACACAGCAAAGGCTGACTTTGATAATATTTCCGAGCATATAGACTTCACAGAGCTGACAGGCAAGGCGATAGTTACCGCCCTTGTTGACGGCGACGGAGCTTTCAAAATATCGGTGGATACTGAGCTTTCTGATACGCCAATAGTCGAGTTTATCGGCGCTGACAAAGTGGAGTATAACTTTGTGCGAGGTCTGCTGAACGAGGTCGTTTTTCATTCTGTGCATTATGCAGGCTCAAAGAAATTTCACCTTGAAGAGCATTACGGCAAAGGATACATAGAAAGCCGTCTGTATGACGATAACGGTCACGAGGTCGGCTTGGACAACGTGCCTTGCCTTGCACAGATACCGCCCCAAACTGAGTTTGAGGGCGAGTATATAATGGCTGTGCCGCTGAAATTCTTTTCATCACGAAAGTATCCAAACAGAGGCAAGAGCATTTTTGACGGTGGTAAGTCTGATTGCTTTGACGCTTTGGACGAGGTGATCTCACAATGGTGGGACGCTATCAGAGCAGGCAGGGTAAAGCAGTATATCCCCGAAAGCATGATACCTAGAGATCCTGCAAGCGGTAAGCTTAAAGCGCCTAACCAGTTCGGCAACAGTTACATAAGCATTGACCCACCGCTTTCGGCAGAGGGTGCAGCGCCTAAGATAGAAGTAGTTCAGCCTGATATCAAGTATGAAGCGTTTGTGGCAAGCTATACAAATTGCCTGCTTATGTGTCTGCAAGTGCTTGTATCTCCTGCCACGCTTGGCATAGATGTTGGCAAGATGTCAAGTGCGGACGCTCAGCGAGAGAAGAAAGACGTCACAGGCAACACTCGAAACACTATCACAACGGCTCTTGAAAAGGCTCTGCCACAGCTTGTTTCTGCTGTGCTTATGACCTATGACAATATGCAGGGCAAAGCCCCTGAGACTTATGAGGTGACAGTTGACTTTGGCGAGTATGGTGCGCCTGACTTTGACAGCAGAGTTGAGACTGTGGGCAAAGCAAGCACGTATGGTATTATGTCAGTTGAAACGCAGGTGGAGGAGCTGTGGGGCAGTTCTAAAGAGGACGATTGGAAAGCCGCAGAGGTCAAGCGGATAATGCAGGAAAAGGGGCTTACAGAGGGTGAGCCTACTGCGGTAGGTGATGAGTACGCTTAATTTTAAGGACATAGCCAAAATATTTGAGGAGATAGAGCTAAGGCTCATATCTTCACTGAAACGCAATCTCAAAAGGCACAAGGCGGAGGAACAGCGTTACGGCTTTGAATGGTCTGCTTGGCAGGCTGAGAAACTGAAAAATATGGAGAACTTCCGCCGTGAAAACCTTGACATTATGAACGAGTACGTTGACGTTATCGACGATCAGACAAGACAGCTTATGACGGAGCAGTTTCAAGAGGGTCAGCAGCAGGCACAAAGGAGCGCCCAGGAGTTTTCTGACGAGCCTATAACACCTATCCCCGACAAGCATTTCTTTGGCGTGAACGAAAAGAAAATGGCAAAGCTTATGGAAGACGTCACCACCCTTGAAAAGACCGCTGAAACAGCCGCTCTGCGAATGACAGACGATATTTACAGGCAGACTTTGAATAGGGTACAGCTTGCAATGGGAACAGGCTCTATGACGCTTAACGAGGCTATCGACCTTGCCACAAGGGACTTCCTCGACAAGGGCATAAACTGTATCGTATACGCTGACGGCAAGCGAGTGAACATTGCCGACTATGTGCGAATGGCTCTGCGGACAACTTCCACAAGGGCAGCGTTGCAGGGTGCGGCGAAACGCTTTGCAGAGCTTGGGTATGATACGGTGCTTGTGTCTCAGTATGGCGGCTGTTCAAAGACCTGTGAGCCTTGGCAAGGTCAAGTATACATTGATGATGTATTCACAGTATGGGAGGGGGAAAAGGACGAGTTTCAAGGCAAGTCAAATTACTGCGGTGAGTGGTTTTGGCTGCTGTCATACGCCGTAAAGAACGGGCTTTTCCACCCGAACTGCCGTCATACAATGACGCAGTACATACACGGCAGAACGCAGATACCTGAGCCGATACCGGCGGAGAAGATAAAAGAGCAGCGAGAGCTTGAGCAGAAACAGCGTGCAATGGAACGGAAAGTCCGCAAGTTAAAACGCTTTGCGGCAGGCACTCTCGACCCCGACACAGCAAAAGCCTACCGCAAGAAAGTAAGGCAGGCACAGCAGGAATTGAAAGCCTTTATAAACGCTAACAGCGAAGTTCTGCGGAGGGATTATTCTAGGGAGAAAGTGTATGGCGGCTTGACAGAAAAGGAAAAAGATGATAAAATTGAATTAACAACATCTAACGGAATTGGTGTAACGAAATTTTCAAAACATATGGAAGAGCGAGCTTCCGAAAGAAAGGTTTCTGTAAATGATATAAAAGATGCACTTATAAACCCGCTGTATATTGATGAAATTAAAATTGATAGTTTGGGCAGACCAAGCCAACGATTTATTGGTGAGAAAGCAACTGTTAATGTAAATCCCCAAACTGGAACTATCGCAACTATATGGAAAACAGGCAAGAACAAAATCAACAAGTACAAAAGGAAGTGATTATAATGTCAGAAAAACAAAAAGAGTTTCTTGTTTCTATTGGTATTGACCCAAATGATGAACTTGATGTCATAGAAGATAAAGTTGGTGATTACCTGACTTTGAACTGTTTGGATGAAAATTATAATCCAAATGAAGAAGGCTTGATGTGCGAAAGTATTTTGGATTATATCGGTCAGTTATAAATCTAACCGCTCCGCTGCGGCGAGGCGGTATTTTTATACTCAAAAACAGAAAGGACGGATATTATGGACGAAAAAGCAATAGAAATTGTGAAAGATTACATTGGAGAACATCTTGATAAATCAGATATAAAGCCTGATTTTGAAGTTTATACAGTATGGAAATGCAAGGCATTGCAGAACTGGAAATACTTGCTTTCAAGTACTCTCTTTGACGGTATGTATTACGAGTTGACATATAACGGTGATAAGAAAGAATGGTATCTTGATGCATACAAGAAATTTGAGAACAAGGTCATTAGAGGATAATAGTTGTTCAAACATCGGAATCAAGCACCTTAAAGGGTGCTTTTTTCATACACAAATTTAAGAAAGCGAGGTCAGAAAATGGACGAGAAAAAGAAACTCCCTGATGAGGAGGAGAAGAAAACTCCCGACACTCACGAGGAGAAAAAGGACGAGCCAAAGGCTGAGGAAAAGCCTGCGGACAAGGCAGTTGAGAACTCTGCCGACAAGGAACAGCCTGCGTCGGACGATAGTCAGGCTGACGAGAACGGTGAGGGTGCTGATAAGCCTGCAGAAGATAAGCAGGAACAGTCAAGCGAGGATAAGTCCGACAAGCAGGACAATGCCGAGAACGCACCTGACGAAAAAGACCAGGAGATACTCAGGCTCAAAACTCAGATAGCCGCTATGCAGCTTGGTATCAAGCCCGACTGTATCGAGGACGCCGTTGCGGTTGCTGAAAGCTATGTGAGAAACGGCAGTCAGCAGGATATCAACACCGCCCTTTCTGCGGTTGTGAAGAAGTATCCAAACATGAAAGGCGAGGGTGGCAAAAAGCCCGACGGCAAAAAGCAGGGCGGTTTCAAGGTCGGTGCAGGATCTTCGGATACTGATGAAAAGAAGCCACAGAGCAAACCAACAGCGGAAAAACGCTGGAACAAATTCAAGTAAAAACAGGAGGAATGAATCATGCCAAATCTTAATTACGCAGAAGTATGGAACCCCGAACTCTTGGAGATAAGGATTCAGGAAACACTGTCAAGCCCGTTCATCACACAGAATGTAAGGTGGCTTGACGCAAAGACTTTCCACTTCACACAGATGTCAACATCAGGCTACAAGAGCCACAACAGAAACGGCGGCTGGAACACAGGTAAGTATGTTCAGACGGACGTGCCTTTCACTCTTACACACGATCGTGACGTTGAGTTTCTTGTGGATAAGGCTGACGTTGACGAAACAAACTCATCAGCGTCTATCAAGAATATCTCAGAGGTATTCGAGAAAACACAGTCTGCTCCCGAAACGGACGCTCTGTTCTTCTCAAAGACAGCTCAGAGAGCGGCAGAGCTTGAGGGCTATCACTCATCAACAGCCGCTTCATCATACACAAAGGGCAACGTGTTCGACAAGCTCAAAGGCTTTCTTTCATCAGGCAAGCTGAGAAGATACAAGTCTAACGGCTCGCTCATTATGTATGTGACTTCCACAATTATGGACCTGCTGGAGCAGTCTGACAAGTTCACACGAAAGATAGAAATGACGCAGATCGCAGAGGGAGGACTTGGTCTTAGAACAAGAGTGACCGACATTGACGGTGTACCTATCATGGAGGTCATTGATGATGAGCGTTTCTATGACCGCTTCAACTTTGACCCTGAGGACGGCGGCTTTGAGCCTTGCGCTGCAAGCTATGTAAAGACCGCTGATACCGATATCGTGAGCGGCAAGGAGTATTACACCGAATCAAGCGGCTCTTACACTAAGGTATCAGGCACACCGAGCAAGTCTGCACTTGATACATATTATGAAAAGGTCGCAGGCTCACACAAGATAAACGTGCTTATCGCAACACCTGAGACCACAAAGATAGTACCTAAGATCAACAGCATTTACAGCTTTGCTCCGGGCGGACACACAGAGGGTGACGGCTGGCTCTATCAGAACAGAGCGTTCTCAGATGTTTTCACTTTCCCGAACGGCAAGGACGGAAAGATAGACAGCATTTACGCTGACGTTGACACAGCAGAGTACAGCAAGTAAGGGGTGAGGGATATGTACCTCACCTCTACTGAGTTTTGCAATATCTGTCCTGAGTGTGATATCTCCGAAGAACAGTTCTCGGCTATTCGGCAAAGAGCTGAAAGCGATATCGACACGCTGACTTTCAACCGCATAACAGCAGAGGGCATTGACAGCTTCACAGACTTTCAGAGAGAGCGTATAAAGCGTTCCACAGCATTGCAGATGAAATTTATCTATGACAATTCGGAGCTGTTAGAAAGTCCTCTGAGCGCTTACAGCATAAGCGGAGTTTCAATGTCATTCGATAAGTCAAAGGTGGTATCTCTTGACGGCGTTATCACAACACGTCAGGTCTACAATGCGCTTATGCAGACAGGACTATGTTACAGGGGGCTGATGTGATGAAGTTTCCTCAGCTTGTACCTGAAAGGGTATGCAAAACGCCCTGCAAGGTCTATCGAACGGACGGACTTAATCGTGACGGCTCAAAGAAGCAGACGGTCATATTTGAGGGCAAATGCTTTCACTCTGAGAAGTCAAGGCAGAAATTATCCGCAGAGAAACAGCTTATAACCTTGTCAGGCGAGGCTCTTTTCTGCGGAGATATCGCCCCTGATAACGCTGTTATAGAGGGCTATGCGGTCATAGGCGGCAGGACGTACAAGATATATGGCTCTGAGAAAGCCAAAGACCCTGACGGCAGGGTGAATTACACAAGATTGGAGCTGATATAATGGGCATTGAAATAAAGCTTGATATGCAGGCAATAAAGGCTATCGAAGACGCTGCTGTGAAGTCTGCTGAGGTGGCTATGGAGCAGGTGAGGACAGACCTTGTAAGTGCTCAGACAATGCCGTTCGATACAGGCGATATGCAGGATAATCAGACCTTTGTCCACGCTGACGAAAGCGGTGCAAGTCTTGTGACAGGCTCTCCGCAGGCAAGACGTTTGTACTATCACCCTGAGTATCATTTTCAGAAAGGCAATAACCCTAATGCAGGTGCGGCTTGGCTTGAGCCATATATCACAGGCAGTAAAAAGGACCTTGCCAAGAATGAGTTTGTGGCAGAGTTCAAAAAGAGGACAGGCGTATGACTTTACTTAACATAGCGGATATGCTGAGCGATATCCTTGACTTGCAGGACGTGTATGCAGGCGCTATTGACGGCAACCTTGATAAGTGTATAGGCGTGTACAACGCAAAGACCTCAAAGCCACAGCGTATCTGCATAGGCGGAAAAGCCTGCACAAAAACACTTGAAAAACATATCTCGGTGCTTATTCATTGGACTGATACTCCCACGCAGGCAGAGATAAAGGCTCAAAGCGTTCTTGATATCCTATCCGATATCCGTCAGCATAAGGGTGACGGCTTTATGGTAAAGTATCTCGAATGCGAAGAGCCTGTTTCTGTTGGCAGGGACGAGCGAGGCGTGTGTGAATATGTTATCGAGGCAACAGTATATTACGAAAGGAATGAATGAGTATGGCAAACACAACAGGAGTTTATCCCGTATATGAAAACCAGTTCAAGATAGACAAGACAGGCGGCGACGGCTCGACAGAGAGCAATCTTGTGACTATTGCCGATATGGAGAGCTTTTCAGTATCCATTGACGGCAATATCGAGGAGTGGAAGCCTTTTGATCAGCAGGGGTGGACAAGACGTTTGCTCACTGGTAAGTCTATCACTATCAGTATCTCAGGCAAGAGAAACGTCGGTGACGCAGGCAATGACTACATCGAGAGCCTTGCACTCAAAACAGGTGCTGCGGCGACCACAACCCTTGTGTGGAACTTTCCAAGCGGAGCAAAGCTTGTTATCAAGGGCGTTGTCAGCGTAACAGAATGGGGTGGCGGAGATTCGACAGCAGTTGCGCCGCTTGCGTTCGACTTTGCTTCCGACGGCAAGCCTGAGTTTACTGAGGCGGCAGCGTAAGAACACAGACAAAACAGGGGAGCGTTCAAAGCGCTCTCCTAATTTTATATATCAGAAAGGACAATAACTATGGCAAAGATGTATACACTCGACAGCAAGCTTCTTACAGGTACACCTGAGATAAGAGTAGGCGACAAGGTCTACCCTGTGGACGACAGGCAGAAAACTGTCAAGAAGATACTTGACATCTGCGACAAGAACGCTGAAAAGAAAGACCTTGATATGATAGACGAGGTTTTCAAGCTTGCGTTCGCATCAAAGGACTACAAGGAGATAGAGGCAATGAATATGCCTTGGGCGGCATATCAGCAGCTTTTCACTCTTGTTATCTCAGCGGTAACAGGCGAGGACGCAGAAAAGACAGAGGCTCGATTTCCGCAGGAAAACGCAGAGTAAGCTTGAAGAAAGCTGGTACGATCTTGACTATGACCGAGAGCTTATCATACAGTCCATTGCAAAGCAGTACAATATCCTGCCCTCAGAGCAGGAAAATCTGCATTACAGCGATTGGTACAGGCTCGTTGCAGGGATTATGCACGATACACCACTGGGTCAGATCGTTCGTATCAGGAGCGAGGACAACAAGGATATCATAAAGAATTTCGACAGGTTTGAAAAGCAGATACGCTCAGAATGGACGGCGTTCAGAAGTCAGAAAGCAAGAGAAACGTTCACAGAGCAGGACAAGCTTGAAACTGCGAGATACTTTGAAAGGCTGTTCAAGGGAATGTTCGGAAAGGCAGGTGATAAGTAATGGCAGACGGAGCAAGCGTTGGTGTTATATCTCTTGACCTTGTGATAAAAAACAAGGTGCAGGAGCAGCTTGACAAGATATCTGCAAGCATACAGAACGGCTTTTCAAAGCCAGTAGAGCAGGCAGAGAAAGCTGTTGAGAATGCTATGGATAAGACCGCTAAAGCCATAGACGAGGGATTTGGCAGTGCGTCGGAGATCGCTCAGAAGAGTATGCAGGAGGCTACCGCAAAGGTGGTGTCTGAAATTGATAAAGCCAATGAGCATATAAAAAACACCACCGATCAAATCGAAAACATCAAGCCTAAAGTTGTGCAGATACATTACAATCCTGAGTATGACCCTGATAAGATAGAGGCTGAGGTTGATGATATCGCTCAGCAAATTACGGCAAAAGCTGACGAGGCGGCTAAAACAGCGACAGAGAGCTTTGGTGATTTTGAAATACCTGAAAGTGAATTTGAAAGGCTTAATCTCCAACTCGAAAATGCAACAGAAAAAATGAGCCTGTTGCAGGCTAAGTATAAAGAGCTACAAGCTGCTCTTGCAAACGCTAGTTCAGACGAAGAAGCTGCAAAGATAGTTTCAGAACTTAATGGCGTTGAAAGTAAGCTTATAAGTCAGCAGGGAGTTATAGATAAAACTCAAACAAAACTTAGCGAATATGAGGAAACATTTAGCAACTGCGGAAAAACAGGGACAACTGCTATTGAGAAACTAAAAAAAGTCGCTTCATTTGCAGGCAAAACCATAAAGACTACACTTGTGGGAGCTTTCAAGACAATGCGTTCGGCAGGCTCGAAGGCTGTTGACGCAGTTAAATCCAAATTCAGCAGGCTTAAAACAACTATCGACAGCACTTCAAAACCGCTGAGCAAGTTTACACATTCGCTCAAATCTGCGGCAAAAAGAGTGTTCTTAATGGCAGGCGTGCTTGTTTTGCTGAAAGGAATACGTTCCGCTGTTGCAAACGCTGTTTCAGGCAACGAAGAATTTGCCAAGTCCTTAAACGAAATAAAAGCAAACCTCACCATAGCTTTCACACCGATAATGAACACAGTAATGCCGTATCTCAATACGCTTATGACGGGCGTAGCGACGGCGACAAAAACTGTGGCGGCGTTTATCTCTGAGCTTTTCGGCACCACCTATCAGAAGTCCTTGCAGGCGACAAAGCAGGCTCAGAAGTCAGCGGAGAAGATAAAGAAAACTCAGGACACTTACCTTGCAGACTTTGACGTTGTAAGAGTTGCACCGGATCAGAGCAAGTCCGATACAGACAGTTCAGAGGGCGGCATTGATTACTCAGCCATAAACGGCGACAACGTTCAGCTTCCTGATTGGGCGGAGCGTATGAAAGACGCCATTAAGTCGGGCGATTGGGCAGGAGTTGGCTCTCTTGTGGCTGAAAAGGTCAACGGAGCTTTCGCATACATCAACTGGGACGGTATTCAGAAAAAGCTGAATAGCTTTGTGGATAAGCTTACAGACGGTCTGAACAGCTTTATAAACGGCGTTGATTGGACAGGACTTGGTGACAGCTTCGGCGGAGGCATAAACACAATTTTTGGCGCAGGATACCGCTTTATGAAGAAGTTCGATTGGGCAGGCTTCGGCAAGGGTACGGCTAATTTTCTTAACGGCGGTATAAAGAAAACGAATTGGTCGCTTATCGGCAAGACCCTTGCTTCAAAATGGCAAGCTATCATCGACTATCTTTATTCGTTCGTTACCACCTTTGATTGGTCGGGCTTTGGCTCGTCCATAGGCACTTCTGTGAACGGCTGGTTTGATGAGATTGATTGGGGCAAGGCAGGAACGACTATCTCTGAGGGCGTGAAAGGTCTGCTTGATACGGCAATAAACTTCCTGCAAACTGTAAACTGGCAGGGCATAGGCGAAAAGCTGTGGACGTTCATTTCTACAATAGATTGGAGCGGTATTGCCACAAAGCTTTTCAAGGCCATAGGCTCAGCTATAGGCGGTGCGGTATCGGTGCTGTGGGGCTTTATCAAGGACGCTGTTTTCAGTATCCGTGACTACTTTACAGAGAAGATACAGGACTGTGGTGGTAATATCGTTGAGGGGCTTTTCACAGGTATTGTTGACGCTTTCAAGGGCATAGGCACTTGGCTTTATGACCATGTTCTTACACCATTTATTGAGGGCTTCAAGAACTGTTTTGGTATTCACAGCCCTAGTAAGGTCATGGCTGAAATGGGCGGATATATCATACAAGGTCTGTATAATGCCGTATCTGAGGGTATTGCAAAGATAAAGGAGATCTTCACAAAGCTTCTTAACGCTGTCAAGGGCGTTTTCAAAGGCATAGGCAAGTGGTTCAAAAAGACCTTTTCAGACGCTTTCGGAGGCGTAAAGACCATTCTCAACGGCATTATAATGTTCGTAAAAGGCATTTTCACAGGTAGCTGGAAGAAGGCTTGGCAGGGTGTAAAGAAGATCTTCAAAGGCGTGTGGGATACGCTTTACAGCGTTGTGAAAGCACCTATAAACCTAATTATCGGTGCAGTAAACAAAATGACCAGTGCTATTGAAAGTGCGGTCAACTGGATAATCGACGGCATTAACAGCCTGAGTTTTGATGTGCCTGATTGGGTGCCTGGCATAGGCGGAGAAACCTTCGGTTTTGACCTAGACACAATAAGCATACCTGAGATACCAAAGCTTGCCACAGGTGGACTTGCGACAGCACCGACCCTTGCAATGGTGGGCGATAACAGGAATGCAAAGGCTGATCCTGAGGTAATCTCACCTCTGAGCAAACTGCAAGGTATGCTTGATAACGGCAAGCTTGACGAGGTGTTAAGGGTGCTGAACGCTATACTTGATTGGCTGAAAGCTTATGACCCTGTGTTCTTCGGAACAGTTGACAGCAAGGTGCTTTTCAAGTGTATGCAGGACAGCAACAATCAGTATAAACGTAAGACGGGAGTGAGTGCATTTTGACAGGAACATTGCTAAAGATAAACGGCGTGTGGGTGACAGACCCTGACCCTGATAGCTGGAGCCCTGTAAACTGTTATGAGTGGACGGCAGGCTCAGGACGAGTGAATACAACAGGTCTGTTTGTGGGTGCAAGAAAGTTCTGCAAATACAAGCTGCCTTGCAAGTGGACAATGCTTCCTGTCGCAGATTCAGCCGAGATACAATCCCTTATCGAGGACGGACCCGACTTTGCAGAACTGGAGTTTTGGCACAATGGCAAGTATTATTCTATATCTGCCAACGCAAGCGACTATGTACCGCAGGGGCTTGTCAGACTTGACGGTGGTGAGTATTACAAGAGCTGTACTGTCACATTCGCGGAACGTTAGGAGGGCATATGTACACCATAGCAAGCAATGAGATAACAAGCAGGATAGAGAGTTACAAAGCCTTGTGGGGTATGTTGATAGAGGACGTTCAGAGTGGAGCACCTGTGGCATATGATGGCATTCAGAACGTTCAGACGGACATTCAAGCAACCTCTCTGAGTGATGATATAGAGCTTGGTGCTGTCTGCTCTCAGAGTGTGACGGCGGAGCTGGTTGACGACGGGACTAAGTATCTTGGTAACGAGTATGTTTTTAGTTTGTATACAAAGGACGCAACTTCATCTGATACAAATGACGAAAAGATACCAATGGGGCGTTTTACCTGCGTAAAATCAAAGAAATCAGGCGGCAGTGTTCAGTTGACAATGGCGGACAGGCTGTACTTTTCGGACAAGCCATATGTGCCGCATATCCCTATGCCAAACTGGAATAGATCCGTTGAAGACGACATTTGCAGACAGCTTGGCTTGCAGAACGGCAATGATTATACAGAGGTGCGGCTACTGCGTGACAAGAACGGCAGGCGATTGATAGATAAGAACGGCAAGGTGCTGTACTCAAAGTATTTCTATTTCAAGGTCGGCTCATTGCCCAAAGACGTGACCATGCGACAAATGCTGTCTTACCTTGCATCTGCACAGGGTCAATTTGGGTATGTTGACAGGTACGGAAAGTACGTCCGAAAGTGGTATGGCAAGAGCGTGAAAACATTGGATAACAACACAATAGACCTGCCTACGCTGTCTGAAAGGCAGAATGTGATAGTGGGCATAATCTGCAAAGTGAGTGATGATGTAACGCTGTCGCTTGGCGTGACAGATACCACGCAAGGACGTGTGCTAGAGTTTGAAAATCCATACATGACCGAATCACTGCTACAATCGCTGTGGCGCAGAATAGGAGGTTTTTCATGGTACACTACCGAATTGTACCACAGACTTGGTGACCCACGTTTCGACATAGGTGACGTGGTGACCTACACCAACGGTGCAGACAGCTATGACATACCAATAACAAATTTAGGATTTACTTTTGACGGCGGACTGAGTGCTGATATTTCAGCAGTAGGTCTGAGCGTTGAAGAACAGCTTTAAGGGGGGCGAGATAATGGCTGATGAAAATTTGACACTGGCGCAGGATATCACTGAAAACGATTATCCGATGCAACACGCCGGGGAGGAAATCGATGAGATACTGAGCCGAGCCGGCAAGATACACTATGGCACTGTGGAATACAAGATGACGAAAGCGAATCCACTGATGCAGATACCACTTGGACTGACCTTTGCACCTAAACAGGTAATAGCAACGCTACGGCAGACAGGTGCACCAACACCATATCAGAACTACTGCACCCACGTCTATGGGTCAGGAACGTCATACTATCTGAGTGTCTGCATGGGAGCTGGGGCAACAGGAACCGTGCCAACAGGAACATACTATGTTGATTATATTGCAATAGAGTAAAGAGGGGTGATTAAATGACGATAACATTAAATGCAGATTATGACGTAACACTGAACACCGCCCTTTTGGGCTATGTTGGTGAAACAAACGCTAGACCCGTGTCGGTCGAAGGGCTGACAGTAGACGGTGCAGACCGCTATGTGCTTACGATAGACTACGGCGACGGTGTGACGTATGAGGTCGATATCACAGGCGGCACATGGACGCCTACGGCTGATATACTGCGGTCAGCGCAGACAATATCGTGCCAGATAGCGGCTAAAAAACTGTCAGGACAGGAATATATCCTAGTAAAAAAATCACGCATTTTCCGTCTGAGAATAGGTGCAGCGATCGGTGATAATGCCGTGCCGTCACCTGACGTGGCTATGGACGCACTAGACCGCATAGATGCCATAGGCAGGCAGGCACACGCAGATATGCAGACAGCCGTCACCGCTGCAGACACGGCGACAACAGCGGCAGAGAACGCAAAAAAATCTGCCACAGCCGCAGGTGTATCAGCAGACACGGCAGAACAGGCGGCGGAACGTGCCGAAACTGCACAGGCGGCGGCTGAAACGTCCGCAACGCAGGCAGACACCGCCATGCAAGGCGCAGAAACCGCACGTCAGCAGGCGGTCACAGCGCAGAACGCCGCCAAGATATCCGCAGCCCAAGCATCTACATCTGCACAGCAAACCGAGGCTGATAAGACAATAACTGCAGGATACACAAAGACCGCAAAGACCTGCGCTGACAGCACTATGGCAGACAGGCAGGCGGTGCAGACATTGGCGGAACAGGTCGAGGTGGACAAGACCATAGTGGCAGGTCATGCCGCTAAGGTCGCAGAGGACAGAACAGCCGCTGAAACTGCCGCACAGACGGCACAGGCGGTGGCTGACAGTCTGCCTGATGATTATGTGACGGCTGTCGGAAAAATCGCTGAGAACACGGCTGAAATAGGACGTGTAAAGCTGACGGATAAGGAACTAACAAGACGTGTAAATGCACTATATTCCATTGGCAACGGCATAACACACCAGTTTGAAACAGACAGCGAAACGGCATATGTCAAGACTATTCCTACGGGGGCAAAGCTGATGTCGGTTAAGTCTGTTGGCGGTAGGTCTATCGTATGGAATCAGCTATGCGATACTGTTTTAGATAATTTTTCCGACACTGTAAGTGCTGTATATCACGAATACGGCATTTGTAAATTTACAGCAAACGTCGGTGATAAAATATGCATTTATTCAGGGGGTATTAATGGCACATACGCAGCTAATGGCGCATATGTAGCAGGATTCATAGGTTCGGCGTATATTGAATTTTTTGGGAAACAAATCGTGCAATGTACGGAAAATGGGAACTGCATAATATATTTGCGATTGAGGGGAGGTGGAAACACATATAGCAATGTTTCTGTTCGTCCTGAATTTTTCAATTTAACAAAAATGTTCGGCTCAGGCAACGAGCCGAACACAGTTGAAGAGTTTGAGAAAATATTCCCAGCGGACTACTACCCATATAATGCTGGGGAAATAGTCAGCGCTGGGGTGACAGAGGTCGCTGTGGGTGAAACCGCACACCTAATCCCCGAAGCTATCAAGGCACTGCCTGGCTACGGCTGGAGTGCAGGAACGGCTAAGAACTATGTTGATTATGAGAATAAAAAATATGTTCAATGTGTTGGCAGCGTTGATTTAGGAACAGTACAATGGGTTGCAGGCGACGGTGAAAGAGTAAGTTTTCAAACGTCGCAGGTTAAAGGGCAGAAGCTGACAAAGAATTACACCATTTTGCCAAATTTCCTGTGTTCAAAATATTTAACAAAAATGCAAAACGAGGTTTGGGGTAAAACCGATGTAACAGGCATATCAGCCGATGCAAACGCTGATGGGTATGTCTATATCAACGATATGTCATATACCGATGTTGATGCCTTTAAGCAGGCAATGTCAGGCGTAATCCTGTATTACGAGCTGGCAGAACCTATAGTAACAGATATATCATCATTAATACCAGATGACTTCCTGAGAAATATAGAGGTAGAGGCAGGCGGTTCAATCACGTTCAAGGGTGGTAATGACGATTACAGAATACCTGTTCCAAGTGAGGAAGAGTATATCGTGAGACTGAGTGAAGTAGGAGGTACAACATGACGGAGCTACAAGAAGAAATGCTGAAAGCCGCAGGGCTATCTACCGAAGATTTTGAAAAACCTACAGTGACCGAGCAGGACAAAATAATGGCACAAGTGCTATACACAGCTGCTATGACAGGCACGCTGATAGGTGAGGAGGGCGAGTGATGTATTACAGCATTATTAAACGTTTCTATGATCTGGGCGTGTATTCGCTGGCAAAGGTCAGAGATTTTGTCGGGGCAGGCGTTATTAGCCCGGAGCAGTTCAAAGAAATCACAAAGGAGGTATACCATGAAACAGAAGTTAGCGAAGCTGATTGATGTGAAGTCGATAGTAACGATACTGCTTACAGCGGTGTTCTGCGTGCTGGCACTTCGCCGCACCATAACCGCAGAGCAGTTCATCACAGTGTTTACTGTGGTGATCTCGTTCTACTTTGGCACACAGTCAGCCAAAAGAAAGTCAGGTGATGACGAGTGACGGAAGCAATTATCGTTGCACTGATAACAGCTGCTTCTGCGGTAGTGTGTCAGCTCGTTATAGCATCTAACAGCCGTAAGACTATGCAACAGGCACAGTATGATAGCCAAAAGCTTATTGAGTACAAGATAGACAAGCTGTCAGAGCGTGTGGACAAGCACAATTCCGTTATCGCACGGACTTACAAGCTGGAGCAGGACTATGCTTTGATCGACGAGAAAATCAAGGTGGCTAATCACAGGATTGACGATTTGGAAAGGAAGTAATTTTTATGGCAAAGACATTCAAGGGTATTGACGTTTCACAGTATCAGCAGAACATTGACTTCAAGAAGGTCAAGGCTTCGGGGGTCGATTTCGTTATCATTCGTGCAGGCTATGGCAAGTACGCTAATCAGAAAGACCCATATTTCGAGAGGCACTACAAGGCTGCTAAAGCGGCAGGGCTGAAAGTCGGTGCTTACTGGTACAGCTATGCGGCGAGCGTCGAGGACGCAAAGGCAGAGGCTCAGACCTGTATCAACGCTATCAAGGGCAAAACGTTTGAGTATCCGATATACTTTGACCTCGAGGAGCGTTCACAGTTCGCAAAGGGCAGAGCATTTTGCAACAGCCTTGTCAAGACTTTCTGCAATGCACTTGAACACGCAGGCTACTGGGCAGGACTGTATATCAGCCGTTCGCCTTTACAGCAGTACATATCTGCCTACGTCGCTAAGAGATACGCTCTGTGGGTCGCTGAGTACGGCTCACGTTGCAACTACGGCAGAACATATGGTATGTGGCAGTACACAAGCAGTGGCAAGGTCAGCGGTATCAGCGGCAATGTTGATATGGATATCTGCTATGTGGACTATCCTGCAAAGATCAAGGCGGCAGGGCTGAACGGCTTCAAGAAGACCAACAGCTCGACCACAAAGCCGTCTGCAAGCCACGCCAAGAAGACAGTGACTTATACTGTGAAGCGTGGTGACACACTCTCGGGCATCGCACGGCGCTACAAGACCACTGTTGCGAAGCTTGTCAAGAACAATGGTATCAAGAACGCTAACCTCATTTATGTGGGGCAGAAAATCAAGATTAAGTAGGTAGTAAGACAGCCGTCTCGGACTTTTATGGGTCTGAGGCGGCTGTTCTTATCGTTATACTATTGACCATCGAACATTGCATTAATATTCATTGGTGGCATTACTATTGGTTCTATTCCTGGTTGTGAAGTTATCAATGTGAGTTCACTCCTCAAATAAGGGAATAAAATAGACACGGTATTTTTATTCATTATTGATTCTCTTAACAAATCATTACTGCATTCCAAACTGAAATTTCCACAAAGTTCAATAATTATATGAAAATCAGAATCGTTCATTGACGTAACTGTTAGTTTTAATTTAGTGCAAAAAACTGATTCATCAGATGTTTCAACTTCTTTTTTTAAGTTGAAATTCAACTCATCAATAGGGCACTCATTTGGATTTACATATTCAACTTGTGTAAATTTAATACTTAATGATTTTAAGATACTGTGCTGTTTCTGCGAAAGTTCCATATAATCCTCCTATAATCTATGAAGCCAATAATTCAGTTGAATCGTCTACTAAATAGTATTCGTCAAATAATTCCATAGCGGTTAGAAACAAAACATCATTCTTGATGCAACCGCTCTTATCAATTACACAACCACCTCGACCTTTGCATACTTCAGAGTAACCGATACCATTAAGTTCGGCAATAGATTTTATCATTTCTTTACTTATCATATATAACCCTCCATACTAAAATCTGCAGCAAGACGTAAGTTTTCAATTATACTCTTATCATACACACATATTTGAGTTTCTATGCCAGACATTAAAAGAAAATTAGTTTTGTGATTAGACGAAAATTGCATATCCATACAAAACGAACACATAATACCTGCAATTTGAAATTGATTTGCGAAAGAATCAAATGTAAAACATCTCTTTCTTTTGGTAACTTGAATACTAAAGTCTTTTGAATTTCTATTCAATCCTTTTGTAAAATCTAGACATATTCCATCACTTTTTATCGTTTTGTCCAAATCAAGGGCAAACTTTTTAAACTTTCTCAGATGTGCTGAATCTTCAAGATTGTATAACTTCTCTTTATTCATGTCAGCCACAACAACGTCATAATTTGTTTTATACTTTTTACTTTTACTTATTGCCCATCGTTTGGCTTCTTCATAGCAAGGATAAAAATATATTCCGTGACCAAGCCAATGATCATCACTATCTCTGCGCTTCGGATCAATAAATCCATTGTCAACTATGTCAAAAGCCCATTCTTTCAATGTACCATGAAATACATTTATATAATTAAATTTCAAAAAATCACCTTGCTTTTAAGCAGACTGTATAACTCTAAAACTAATTATATTATATCATGCTTGTCAAGTACTATCAATTGATATTAAATTACAAAAGTTACGAATTGGATACAAAATGTAGTGACACTATAATATTCAACTTTTTTAAAGTCCGCCCCTCCAAGCTTCAAAAAGTTATACCCACTCTAAAACAGTCTAAATATGCCGTTTCAGCACAAGTAATACATTTCAATGCTTGACGTTTTGCGTACACGAATTATACACGATAAAGCTGAATTGTAAATATATGCTTGTGAAATGCGGAACAAATGAAACGGCTTAAATGATGTAAATGCGTGGT